ATGGTAGAGTATATAGATCTATTGATACAGGTTCATATTTTCAAGGTAGAGCTGATGAAGATGTATCATCAACACACTTCTTCGTAAGAGCAAAAAACAGTCAATACAACTTTTCAACTAATGCAACATTTAAAACAGGTTCTGCTGGTCAGTTACGTTTTGCATCTATGATTGGTGACCCTCAAGTTTTTATAACTACTATTGGGTTATATAATGATGTAAATGAATTGGTCGCTGTTGCTAAATTAAGCAAACCTTTACTTAAGAATTTTGAGAGAGAAGCTACTGTAAGAGTTAAATTAGACTACTAAGGAGAGCTAATGTCTAGGTTTACTTTTAAATCACTTGATTCTAAGAAATCATCCGTAACAAAGTATACAGCTCACAAATCTTGGGTAGTTGATCAATCAACAGCAGATGATTATGGAATTAAAACGTTTACTAGTTCTTATGCTTCCACTTCTTTTAATATAGGTGATTCACTTGATACTAATTTAGCTTCTGAGCCATTAACTGGTGATGGTGTTTATCAACGCAACATATTTAACTCAATTAATCATTTATACTATAGTGATAATTATAATTTTAATGATGCTGGTGATAATGAATTTTTTCCATTGCAAACAAGAGAATTGCTATCATACGTATCTGTATGGTCTATACCAACAAAAATATTTGGTGATAGAATATTACCTGGTACTGTAGAGATAGATTCGGTAGAAGAGTATTACGATGATGGATATGGTAATATATTAGATACTTTTGCATTAAATACTCAAAACCGCAGTGAGTTTCAAAATGAAATTGAAGAAAGATACATTCTTCCTAATGACTCTTATGTTCACTTAACGGTAGATACAGAACGGGAAAAATTCTATAGTATACTTCCTGATTATAATTTAATTTCAAAAGGTGGTAATAAAAATATTACAGTTACAGGAAAAAATATCGAATTTGATTTAGGTAGATTTACTGGTACCAATTTAAACAACCATAAGGAAGTAACTTATAGAAGTGTTAACTTAACAGGTACAGCATCTTTACAATCAGGTTCTGAAAGTATAATTGAAATAAACAACTCAATTGGTAGATCATGGAATAATGATTTCGCGATTTCATGCTGGGTTAAATTACCTACAAGTCAAAGTGTATCATCTAGTTTTTCTGGACCATTTGGTAATAGAAGAAGTAGGTCTATAGAAACACATACAGAAAATATTATTGCAACAAGTAGAGGTTATATTGAAAGTCAAGAAGATAATAATATAATACCATGGGAAATATCTATAGTAAACGATACTAATGCTAACTCAGAGCATGGTAAGATATATGCAAGGAGAGGTATGTACGATAATGTAACTCTCTTATCATCAAGTATTTCTTTTAATACAAACAATGCAGATGATTCAGATAATGAAATATTTACTCATATAATATTTCAAAAGACAGGTTCTAACTTAGAACTGTTTGTTGGATCAGGTTCATATATGAAGATCGCAAACCCCGATTTTAGGAGCTGGCAAGCTGATCATATAACTGCAAGTCTTGTAACTGCCACAGATCCACTAGCTAATACAGATGTGCGCTCTACAGCTAATATTTGTGTAGGAGCAAGACGTGAAGGCTTTAGAAACAGATCTATGGTACGTGGTGCTAATGTATTTAATAATAAATTTAATCCATGTTATGTAAATCCATTATCTGGTTCTATAGATGAATTTATAATATACGAACAGGCAATGAAAAACCAAACTCCTACATCTGCTGTTTCCGCTAACCAAGTAAGGCAATCACATGTACATAATTCATCACCTTACTATGGTAACGTATTTTATAATCATGGTATTATTGTACTTACTAATCCAATTAATAACGTTAGTGTAGGTAACGTAACTGAAACCTATGATTTAAAATTTTCTGGCTCTCAAGATATTACTGCTCATTCATATAAGTGTACAGTAGAAGACGGTGAGTTTAACATGACATTAAATGCTTCTGCTAGAGAAGGATACAGTTTAAGTAATCCAAAACCTCAAGGATTTGTTACATCATCTTTCTTTACACCATATATAACTACAATAGGGTTGTATAATGATAATAATGAATTATTAGCTATTGGTAAACTAGCTCAACCAGTAAAAAGTCCTAAAGATTTTGATATAACATTTGAGGTAAAATTCGATACATAATATGAGTCATTGGTTATATAAAGGTGAGATTCTAAATGAAACTCCCGATAATTATTTTGGTTTTGTTTATTTAATTAAAAATAAAAAAACAGGTAAAAAATATATTGGTCGTAAATATTTCGGCACAACTCGTCGTGTTAAAGTAAAAGGAAAGAAACGCCGTAAAGTTATAAGAAAAGAATCAGACTGGGCTACTTATCTAGGCTCATCTAAAACATTAATTAAAGATATTGAAACATTAGGTAAACAAAATTTTGAGTTTACTATATTAATTATGGGTGAGACGAAAGGTCAAGTTAACTATCTAGAAGAAAACATACATCATAGATTCCATGTATCTGCAAGAGATGAATTTTATAATGATTGTATTGGTCCTCGTAGATTTGCTAAAGTAAGATTAGATGAAACAGTAGCTAAAAAAATTAACAAGATAGTTGTTTAGTTTATAAAAATATCATATATTATAGCATGGGATTATTGAGTATACTTGAGACAGTACTCGGGCGGTCTAAAAAGACTTCGGGTAATAATGTATCGTTTAAATGTCCGTGTTGCAACCATTACAAGCATAAATTAGAAGTTGACTTATCAACTCAATATTGGCATTGTTGGGTTTGTAACGCTAAAGGCAGAAAACTTTATATTTTATTTAAAAAAGCTAACGCTTCTCATGTCCAAATACAAGATTTAAATAAGGAAGTTGGCACTTATATTCCTGTAAAGGAAGATAGCGATAAATCTTCTGTTATGCTACCTCCTGAGTTTCAATTAATACTTAACGGTAATAAAAATAACCCAGAATTTAGAAATGCATTGCATTATTTAAAAACAAGAGGTATTACTCGCGAAGATATTGTTAGATATAATATTGGTTATTGTGAGACAGGTGAATATAGTGGAATGATTATTATTCCTAGTTATGACTCTAACGGTAAATTAAACTTTTTTACAGGCAGATCATATTACAAAGATTCTACTTTTAAACATAAGAATCCAAAAGTATCAAAAGATATAATTGGTTTTGAATTGCTTATAAATTGGAATGAACCAATTACAATAGTTGAAGGAGCATTCGATGCTATTGCTGCTAAACGTAATGCAATACCTTTATTTGGTAAGATTGTATTAGATAATTTAAAATCTGCTATAATTAACAATCAAGTAAAAAAGATATATATTGCTCTAGACAATGATGCTAAGGAAAAAGCACTTGAGATATGTCAGTATTTTATAAATAATGGGATTACTGTATATTTTATTGAGTTAGGCAACTCTGATCCTAGTGAATTAGGGTATAATAAGTTTATAAACATTTATAATACTACGTTACCATTAACCGGAAGTAATCTAATGATGAAAAAGATGGGGATTATGATTTGAAAATAAAAAATATTGATATTGGCTTTAAAAAAATTGAAAAAATATTACATATTGCAGATATTCACATAAGAAATTATCAAAGACACAAGGAATATAAGGAAATTTTCCAAGAATTATACAAAGGAGTTGATAATCTACCTGAAAATTCCGTAATTTATGTTGGTGGAGACATAGTTCACAATAAAACTGATATTTCTCCTGAATTAATTGCAATTACCTCGGAATTTTTGAAAAATCTTGCTGATAAACGTCATACAATAGTAATAACAGGTAATCATGATACAAATCTAAACAATACAAGTCGTTTAGATGCATTAACCCCTATAATTAATAATTTAAACCACCCAAAACTTCACTATCTTAAAGATTCAGGTGTATATAAATTAGCTGACGTTCATTTTACTGTATTTAGTATATTTGATCACCCATCTGAATACATTAAAGCAGATAGTTTCGAAGGTGATACAAAAATAGCTTTATTTCATGGACCTGTTAAGTCATCTAAAACGGATATAGGATATGAAGTAACAGGAGAAGAGTATACTGCAGCTATGTTTAAAGATTATGACCTATCTCTATTAGGTGATATACATAAACGACAGTATGTTGATAAAGAAAAAACAATATGTTATCCTGGTTCTTTAATACAACAGAATTTCGGTGAATCATTTAAGTATCATGGCTATGCTATATGGGATGTAAGCAAAAGAAAGCCTAAATACGTGGATATACCTAATAAATATGGGTTCTATACCATAGATATTAAGAATGGTGTGCTTCCTAACATTGATGATATACCAAAACAACCGCGTTTACGCATAAAAACAACCAATACTACAGAAGCAGAATTAAAGAGTATCGTTAAAGATATTAAGAAAAAGTGCCGTGTTAATGATATAATTACTATAAAACAGGATAAAATTAAGGGTCAAGCTAGTAATTCACGTGCTTTAACAAGGGATGTAAGGGATGTTAACTATCAAAACAAGTTATTACATGAATATATCGAAAAAAACCATGAAATAGATGATACAATAATGCGACGCATTAAATCAATTAATAAATCATTAAATAACTTACTATTAAACGAAGATATTACTAGAAATGTAAAATGGAGGTTAAAACAGTTTAATTTCTCTAATATGTTTAGTTATGGTGGAGATAACTCTATTAACTTTGATAAAGCTAAAGATGTAATAGGTTTGTTTGCACCTAACCATGCAGGTAAGTCAGCTATATTAGATTCTCTTACTTTTTGTATATTTGATAGGTGTAGTAGAGGAAAATCAGCTGCAGATATAATGAATAACACTAAAAATACATTTCATTGCAAATTACACTTTGAAATAGATGGTGTTGATTATTTTATAGAGAGAAAAGCAAAAAGAATACTAAAAGGGTGGATGAAAGGTAAAGTAAGGGTAGATGTTGATTTTTGGTATATAGATGAGGAAGGTAACAATATATCTCTTAATGGTGAACAGCGACGAGACACTGACAAGAATATTAAAGGTTATTTAGGTGAATATGAAGACTTTATACTAACCGCTCTTTCTGTTCAAAATAATAATACAGGATTTATAGATATGTCTCAATTTGAGAAAAAAGACCTTTTATCTCAATTTTTAGATATTACAGTATTTGAGCAGTTATATACTTTAGCAAACGAAGAAATTAGGGATGTTCAAGCCCTACTTAAAGATTTCGGTAGTACAGATTACTCTCAACAATTAATTGATGAAGAAGAGAAACTAGAAAAAGATACAGCAAGGCATTTAACTTATCAAAGTGAAAAGTTAAATTTAGAAGATAGTATTAAATCAATACAAAGTGATATATTAAATAAAACAAAAACATTGCATAAGAGAGTACCTCTTGATGATATTAATGTATTAGAGTTAGAATTATTAAATTTAGAAACACAAATAAGTACTATAAATTCAAGACTTGAATCTGATGAGAAGATAGCTCATGCTAATAAAGAAAAAATTAAAAAAGCTAATAAAATTTTATTATCATATAATATTGATGACATCAACGAACGCCACATAATCTATAATGATACACAGCGTAATATATCAACTTTAGAATCAAAACGAGAGCGGTTAAAATTACAAGTAAAACATAAGTTAGAAAAGTTAGCAACGAGTAGTGAGTTTGATCCTACTTGTGAGTTTTGTAGGAAGCGTGAGAGTGAATATATTGAAATGTCTAAAGCTGTTAAATTAGAGCTTGAACAAGATAAAAGTCAAGTAGCGGAAGTACTATCTGAATTAAAAGTATATAACGAATATATTGATAACAATAAAAACATTGTTAATGACTACAATAAAATTCAACAAGTAAATAATTTACTATCAGAAATTGACCGTGAACGAAGTGCAGGTAGAATAGCTTACTATCAAGCTAAAGAAAAAAGAGATTCATACCAACGAAAGGCTAACGATATTAAAAAGAAAATAAAAAAATAAATAATATTATAGATACTTTAACTAATCAAGAGAATACTCTCAAGCACGAATTAAATAACATTAACAGTAAATGTCAGTTATGTTATAGCGATATAAAAGTTTGTAAAACTAATATACGTAACATAAATAGTCATATTAAAAAAGCTCATGAACTAGAAGTTAAACTAAAAGCGTATGAATATTATCTTGATGCTATTAAGCGTGATGGTATTCCTTATGAGATAATATCAGATACATTACCTTATATTCAGGAAGAAGTAAATAATATATTATCTCAAGTAGTTGATTTTGAATTAGAGTTTGATGTTGATGGTAAAAACATATTAACATATATTAAGTACGGAGATAGCTCTTGGTCTCTTGATATGACATCAGGAATGGAAAAATTTATATCATCGTTAGCTATTCGTGTTGCTTTAATTAATGTATCAAATCTACCACGACCAACTTTTTTAGCTATAGATGAAGGATTTGGTAATTTAGATACAAATAATATTAATTCTATATCCATGTTATTTGATTACCTAAAACTAGAGTTTGATTTTATTTTGATAATATCTCATATAGATATAATGAAAGATATGGTTGATGATGTTATTGAAATATCTAAACAAAATAACTTAAGTAATGTTATTTACTAGCATTTGTATATTTATATAAGATACTTGAAGTAGATTCAGGTAGATATACGGAGACAAAATGATACAAAGAAAAAATCCTTACTTAGGTTTGTATGAAATACCTACACTTATTTCTGATACTACTCAGTATTCGGAATACTTTAAGGTATCAGATGTCCCACAAGAGTTAACTTCTGGTAAAAATTGTTTTAAAATATTTGGTAATACTGATTTACTTAAAGAAGATACAGAAATTTTAGTAGAAGTAACTGACACTAATGATAATCCAATCTACCATCATGTTAATAAATACCTAGATACAGCAGGACGACGCGTAGTGAGTATATATGTATATACAGATACGCCAGCTGGTATTGGAAGACTGACAATATTAGGTGTTGCTAGATTTCGACCAAATGGAAATCCTGTTCCTAAAAATTGGAGTGACAGATATAATATAAAGTGGTCAACAGTATTATCAATAGATCCAACAAAACCAAATAGATCTGAAGTAATATTCGAAAATGCACCAGGGGTATCGATAACGGAAGAAGTTCGAGGTTATTTAGAGTATACTTATGAAGAGGGTGATACAGTCACATCATCAAGTGCAGGTACAATTACATATTCTAAAACATCTAACGATGAAGCTTTTATTGATATTACAGGTAATGAATTTACTTTTGATATGTATGATCTACAATTTACAACACTTAATCATGGTTATACATTACCTTCTGGAAAATCTTTAGCACCTGGTGAAACACTTACGTTTACACCAACTATAATATCAGTAATAAATAATTCTAGAATTCAAGTAAGTCCATGGACTCTTGATATTATTTCTGAAGTACAAGTTCAAGCTGCTAGTAGAGGGTCAGCAGGTTCTGCAGCAGAAAATGCAATATTTGTATCTATACCAACAACGTTTAATCCACCGACTTTCGAAACTTCAGATTTCGAAATGACATGGACTCAAACAAGTGTTAATGTAACAGGCTCAAGTAACTCACAATCATTTGCTAGTATTGTGTTAAAAAATTTAGATCCTATAGCAGGTGATGTATATAGTGTAAAAACGTATGTTAAAAGCCAAGGATTCAGTTCATATGTACTTGCAAGTGAAGATTTAATAGAAGATAATGACTTACTTGGAACAGCAGCTGACCAAACTCAACTGATTCCATATGACAGTTTAGGAAACTTTACTACTCAGAGTGTTATTGATCAAAATTGGCTTGTGAATTTAGTGCACCCATCTGCAGGTAATTTTTCATCAATACCTTTTTCTAATGGATTTCCAAAAGCGGTACAGACTAATTTCCCAATTATGTCTGGACTTACATTAACAGGTAGTGAGTTAGTGCCCGAGGATAGCCCCGGATTTGTTTTTTTCCAATATCGGTCAATTCCTGTACATAAAGATAATGAATATGCTATAACTATGGATATTCAAGCTGAAAAAGTATTTGGACAAACTGAACCTTCTGAAATAAGTATCTATGTGTCAGGTTCTGGTACGGGTGGTGATCCTAAATTAGGGCATAAATTGACAACAATAAAGAGTGAATTAGAACAATCAACTTCTCCTACCTCCTTTTCAACTACCGGACGTAATGTTCAATTTAGTAGGATAGCATTACCTAGAGCGTCAGTAGGAAGAGCAGGACCATCTGGTACATCTACTAGGGCTTCAGTATCAACTATACCTGCAAGTTTTGAATCTAACACCGTAACACCTATACCTGTAAACAATGGTGTAGTAGAAAGACAACTTTTAGATCTTCCATTTATACCGCCCACAGATACTAATTTACATATGCTATTTGTTGTAAAATATGGAAGATGGTTTCTAGGAGATGTTTCAATTCGTGGATCAAGACAAACAGGATTTACTCCTAACCACACTTTTTTGGAAATACCAATACCTACACAGCAAGCGGACGATATATTAGATTTCAAGTTTGAATTTTGTAACCCTAGTGGTGTAACAAGTAATGTTATAATAGAGAAAACAGGAGTTGATTTCAAAGGTAGTAATTTTTATATAAGTGGTGACACTAACCAATTATCTGGATCTATTGAAATAGGTGACGGATTTATAATGGAAGGATTTGACGGAACACTAGATGGCTAATTTAAGAACAACAAACTTTCAAGGATTTAACTTTGCTTCTGGATCACATAATGGTGATGGTAGTGGTATATTTTTATTTTCCGGCTCAATGGTATTAAATCCAACTAATGGTGCTTTTACAAGCTATTCTGGTGTTGGTATGGAACTTATTGGTCATAGTGAATCATACTTAAAATTCCATTCTTCTACTTCCTTATCACCCGGTGAATTAGATATACGAGCTCAAAACTTTTTTATAGGTGATCCTGGCACACAATTTATTTCTGGTTCTGGTAATCAAATAGAAATATCTTCAAGTAAATTTCATCTACAACCTGACGGTGACGTAATTGTAGGCGGTGATATATCTGCTTCCGGTGGTCAAATAGGTGGATTCAATATAAATGCAGACTCAATTTTTAGCACTAACAAAAATTTAGTATTATCTGGTTCAGGAAATATAACTGCCAGTCAAGGGTTAATTGGTGGGTGGATTATTAATAGTACAACCATAAAGTCACCACAAGGCCATAACCCAGGCTCTGATGTTGGATTTCCAAAAGGTATAAGCTTACGCGGCACCAGTAATCTATATGCTGCAGCTGCTTACCCAAGAATGTTAGTTCAAGCATCTTCAAATAGATATGTTGAATTATATGCTAGTGGAGCAAGTAGTTATGGTACGGCAGGTATTAGAGGTATTTTTAATAATAAAGAAGTATTTCATTTAGGTTCTTATAATAAAATTGGTGGATGGGAAATTTCTGAATCTGTAATAAGAAACAGAGGTGTAGAGATGAGTGCAAGTTATGGATTCATAGTTGAAGAACCAACCAGTCCAACTAATAACTTTGTAGAAATGAAATACCTTGCAGCTGATAATTTTGGTATTCTAGGTAAAACTGGTGGTAACACCGTTTTCCAGTTAGGTTCAACCAATAATATTGCAGGCTGGTCATTTGATAATGAAAAACTGACAGGTGGTAAAATGATTATCAGTCAGGATGGAACTATTGAATCGGATGGTTTTGCAAGTAATGTGCCTGGCTCTGGTTTTAGGTTAACTGCTGAAGATGGTGGATTCTTAGAAGTAGAAAATGCTAGGATACGTGGTACTCTATCTACAGCTGTGTTTGAAAAAGAAACAGTTAATGCTGTAGGTGGTCAATTATATGTAGCTAACTCAACAACATTAACGGGTTCAGGAGAACTAACAGGCTCAACATCTCCTGCTGGAGTTCATCATGCAACTGATACAACTATGTCAGTTGTGAACGTTACCGGGTTTGCTGTTAATGAAATTCTTTCAATAAAAAAATCAGATGGTACAGGCTTTAGAACTGAATATGTATTAGTTGAGTCATCATCAAGAAACGATTCAGATGACGAAGAAGACTTTTCTGGTAAAATAATGGTTCAACGTGGTTATGCTGCTGGACTTTCTGGTGATAGTGGTTCATTAGGTCAATCGGGGTCTGCTGGTCAGTTCTATTCTGGTTCTCAAGTGGTTGTTTCAACAGGAAAAATTGGAACAGGGTATATAAGATTAAATGCAAATCCTAATGACGCTAATAGTCCTTACATGCAAATTGTAGAGAGATTTGGTAATGGTATTTATGACGTTGATTTAAAAGCACAGTTAGGTGATTTAAATGGAGTAACAGATAACACATTCCCTGATGGTGTATCTGGTTATGGGCTTTACACAACTAATGGATTCTTTAAAGGTAGAGTTGAAGTTACCAATCCCGATGGTACAGGTATGAACCATAATTTTGGTGGTATTTCTGGTTCCACTATAAATCCTACAAGACTAGTTTCTTCAGGTTCAACTACTGGTTCACAGTGGTTTGCTAATTTACATACAAGTGATGCCCATGTAGTAAAAAATGGTGTATTGTTTGTATCAACCTCGATGGCTGGTGGTAGAGGAGAATTAAGAAGCAAGCAACAGTTTCACCGTAATAGTGATCACACGCTCATAACAGATGTTACAATAGATGATATAACAACAACAAACGCACCTGGGTTTTATATTGGATTTGGAAACGCACCCTCACAATCAATTGGTGGAGACCACACTGTAAATACATTCAGAAATTGCGCACATGGAGTGTTTTTTATCAATAATCAAATAATACCTGTTGAAGGTGGTATGGGGTACTTAGGTGATAACGTAACTACTGGTGTAGCGGAAGGTGATACCTATAGAGTTATTGTAACTCCACAATTACCATCAGGTTCTAGGCTTCAAGTATTTAAGCACCCTCAATTTAGCGCTTCAGTAATGGATGTAACAACAACAGGTTCAGGACCAGCAGGGACAGGAACACAGGCGGTTGGGAATGTCTTCGATGCTGGTATATGGCCTAATCAAGGAATGTCATCGCTTAACTCTACTTTCCATGTTGATTATTTAGAGGTATTAGGACCGGGTCAACTTACAACTGTAATTGATGGAGGTAGATTAACTACCGGTAAAATTCGCTCTACTAACTGGGGAGCCTCACAAGGATCAGAACTAGATCTTGATGCAGGTGAAATACGGTTAGGTGGTTCTAGCAATCCTAATTTTATGGTTGATAAGCATGGTAAAATTACAGCTAGTGCTGGTAAGATTGCTGATTTTGATATAAATGGTTCTAAACTAGAGCAAGGAAGTACATTTAATCTTGACGGCTCTTCAACAGCTGATTATACAATATCATCATCCGCGTTTACCGTTTCACCAACAGGGCAAATATCTGCATCAGATGCTTTCTTTGACGGATTTGCAATTGCAAGATCGTTAAGACAGCAAACACTGGTACTTACCGCTAATAGTATATTTGACGGTATGGTAGCTCATAAATATTTTGAGCATGGTGTAGATGAAGATGGTAATCAATTTACTGACATATATCTTGATGGGTCACTTGGTGGGGAGAAAGTTGCTCATATTATAATAGCAGCGACTATGAAGAGTGTACAATCATCAGGTGGAGAACATTATGTCGCTGCAGGTGATGAATCATTTGGTAGTCAAGTTGCTGACCTCAATGTCCAGCCATATAGGAGTCTTGGTGCAATCCGTAGAATAATACCAATGACAACACCTGATGGTACAGCTATGCCTGTTACCGTGCAAATAGCTAACGGTGTTATAGTTCAATTATATGCTAAAGGTGCCGGTTCTAATTATTTTGCAACAAACGCAGTATCAGCGTATGCAATTATGTTTGGTACAACATGGAATTCAGCTGAATCATTTAGGTTGAGTGCTGATAACCCGCTCTCAGAAATAGGTGCAAAAATATACCCTTTGGCATCTGGAGGTCTTTATAATTTTACAATAACACCTCAAGGGTATATAATTTATAATAGTGGTACAACAAATCCATTTGGCGTAATATGTGATGATGATTCCATTATCCGCGCTAATTTAGATGTAGGAGTAGATTCAAATTCTGAACTAAGATGTAAGGGAGATATTGTAGCGTTTAGTACATCAGATATTAACCAAAAAATTAATATTAATAAAATAGAACATCCACTAGAAAAGATTAGAAAAATTTCTGGTAATACGTTTGTTTGGAAAGATGGTGTAAGTAAGTCTAAAGCTGGTAAAGAAGATGTTGGTGTTATAGCTCAAGAAATAGAAGATATTCTTCCTACTATTGTTCGTGAAGTAGATGGTGTAAAATCTGTAAGGTATGAAAAAATAATTCCTTTACTTATTGAATGTATAAAAGAACAGCAAGAACAAATTGATAAATTAAAAGAAAGACACGGAGGTAAATAATGTCATTAACAAAAACAACAGGAATTAATAGATTATTAGTACCGTGGTCAATATTTCTAGGTGAAAATTCATCATGGGTCCAAATTAACCATCTTACCGGTGAATTTTATGATTTGCCTTCAACATCTAATGAACCAGACAGTAGGTTTAGTAAGCGCTATGATGACATAATGGCTATGATGAATAATTTTGAAATTGGACAAATATATGACTTAAATCTAGGTGATGGGATACAGTATTCTAATGTAGTAGCTAATACCCCTACAAGTGAGAGAAAATTTTCATCTTTAAGAGGTACAGATCTTAGAGGTAACTTGCCTGTTGGATACGACCCAGGTGCCGGACCGTTCCTGAACATGTGGCCTGACGACTTTATCCCAATTGCTATCGAAGGAGACGTTTACTAATGGGATTATCATCAATAGATCAACTAGCAGTAGCAGACGGACAAATTTATTTTATTCCTTCTGGTTCAACTACAACAGGAATATCACAGAGTGTAAATTCTGTTAGCCAA